TCTAGGCGCTCTAGTTTTTCGTACTTAGCCAACCGGACAAGCTCACCGATTAGCTTGCGTTCCTCAAGTGTGTAGCTCATTCCTTTTCCCGCTCAAGACCCTCTTCATCGGGAAACAAAAAAGCCCCAACAATTACTCCTGCCCAGGACGAATCGCCTAGCTCCCACTCGGCCCTTTCCTTGGCATGCTTGTACCTAGCGTAGTAATCATCACTACCAAGTTCAATAACAATCTTTTCCATCTAAACTACCTCCTATGAGTTTCGGTCGTATCCCTAGCGAGTCCGAGAGGCTCGATTTCTTGACAGCGCTCCGCGAAGGAAGCTCGGTGAAGCACGCGGCAGCGGCCTCAGGAATCCCAAGACGCACCGTTTATTACCTGCGCCAGGAAGATCCGGAGTTCGCCGCCGCTTGGACGCACGCGAAAGAAGAACATTTTCAATCTGTACTAGACGAAGCCGAAACAATGCTACGTACACGCGCACTCGATCCGAACGACTCACGGTCATACATCCTCCTGATTTTCCTGCTTAAGCGGCTTGATCCCAAGTACAAGGAAAACTACAAAGAACCGGAAAAGGACAATACCACGTCCAACCGTGACATCGAGATTTCGCCTGAGGAACTGGCCGAAGCGACGAAGATTCTGGCGACTCTGAAGGGTGAAGCTGAAGACCTTAGCCCAGAACAGTTCACTAACGATCAACACGATACCCCTCCTGCTCAGCTATCTTGAGCGCACGGCCTAGGGCAATGTTACGACCAATCTTTTTGTTGAAGTTGTCCTTGTTGGAACAAAAAGCGTGTCCAAAGTAATACTTTCCGTTCGGCAGGGAAACACACACCTGAGTAAGCCCACCCTGTGGAGCGATCTTCTCCCCATCGAGCTTAGCAAAATACTTTGAAACAAGCCTGTCTTCGCCGCCGTACACACGCCTGTAGTGATTAGTCCAGACCTTCATTCCTTTCCTTTCTGAACAAGTACGCCACTGTCATAACTACGTAGCTCGTTCTGAATTTCGGCTGATTGCCGTCCAAGATCGAAAGCGTCGTCACCTTCAAGCTCATAGGTAATGGTTCCCTCGTGGTCAATACCCACGATTTTTCCATAACCTGTTAGAACCTGAGCAAACTGATACAACGTGTCAGATGACACAAGTACTGTACGCTTCATTTTTTACTCCTTTACATATCGACCGTAAGGGTTACCACATCGGACACATCCTACCCACCCTGGCAATAGACAAACCTCGCGACTGTTCACCTGTTTCTTGTGGCACCGCTCGCAGATAACAAGAACGTTAGTCAACTTCTGTGGGCCTCGCGGCATCTCTACCGCTCCAATGACCGACAAGGTTAGCGTACAGCGAAACTTCGATCAGGTACAAAACTGCCCAGTCCACCGGATGCTGTGTCAGCATGAGTACCGCAGCCACAAGCATCTGCACGCCCCAGACGAACATTCCCAGAACGTGCTTGGTTTCATGCCTGTTCTGTGTCGAAACTAGGCGGTTCATATTCATCTGTGTAAACATCGTTGATTCCAAAACCAAGGTTCCGCGCCCAAGAGTATTTAGGCCGAACATTGAACCAGTCAAGAAACTCTTCCTGTTCCTTCTCGTCCAGACCAAAGTCATTCTCGATCATGTACCGCATGTTGTCGTCAGCCCAAGGGATATGAGCGCGGTACGCCTCCATGAACCGTTGAGCTTCGTCGTACTCTTCAAAATCGAACAGTCCCTGAACGATTGGAAGCAACTGCGCCTTGAGTTCGATCTTCTCTCCGTTCCATACGAACACGGGCGGCTGAACCTCTAGATCGTCAGTTGGTCTCATTCGTTACCTCCGAAGTCGAACCGCATTAGCAAATCACGAAGCTTCCGATTAGCATAGCTAGGAGGAACAAGCGCACAGTAGTTCCGCGCCTCTTCGACCACATCTACCAGCGCCTGTAGTTCAAACTGATTCATGTCTTCTGGATCGCCGTGCCAGATTCTCTGCTCTAGCTCGTTGAGGTCAATCTTGTCCATGACCGCACTATACCCGAAGCGCTCAGAGTGTAAACACGGCGCTTCGCAGGAGTCTCCGACACCGCTAGCAGTACTTATGCTAAGTTCCTAGAGAGGTCGAGTATGGGAGTACCGTACGGTATACTTACAGGGCGGAGCTAATTGTTTAGAACAGAGCGGAGGCTAAGTCTCCCTCTCTCTCCCGCCGGTTTGGATTTTGCAGGATAGGGTAAGGTGAGGGCATGGCGAGCTTCAACAAGCACAGGCCATGCCCGAACTGCAAAGGGTACGGTTCAGGACGTAAGACAAAACGTTGTCGTGGGTTCTTCACGAGGAACGGGGAAGGGTTCTTTTGTGAGCTACCCAACGACAAGAAACCGATCAATCCGCTAGGGTTCGATCTTTATTTCTACAGGAGGGACTAATGTATGTAGCTATTTACAAAGACAAAGGCGATACAGAGGCTTATGTGATCGATGATGATCTGATTGATGATTGGATTTCAGATGGATCACTTAATGGTGCTCGTGTGTTTCGTGTTGAGGAAGAGTTTGAAGTAGCCATGCGTGAAGAGCCGGTTTGGTACCTCCGGATTAAACAGTAGTGTGTAGCGAACTAAAGTTCGCTAGGACACGTAAGTGTCACTGCGCTAAAAACTTCCGTTGCGCCGGTTGCCTGAACCTGCTAGACTACAAGCATGGAGAGAAAGCTTGTCCGCAAGGGTTTCTGGGAAGGGCCGGGACGCAAGATCCTGCGCGTGCTAGCTCTTTCAGTATTGATCGCAGTCCTGTGTGCTGGCTGGACGTGGGACAAGGCCCACGCAAAAAGCACTAAGACAGCTTCGTACTATATGTGTTTCAACGTCGGTGACTGGTGGCCCCACGTTCGGATCTACCAGTTGTACGACAACGGCTATACGGTTCTGAAGTACGACGGTGCGTACAGCGGCGGATGCCCCTTCTAGGTTTGTGCTACACTACTGAGTGAGAGGGAGACGGTAGGTGTGGGTGGCTAGGGACAGGTTGCGCTCTCTAGTTAATCCCAACCAGAACGGCAACCGGCCTACTGTTGACTGGATGGAGGGGGTTGCGGGATGATGAACCGCGCCCCCTCTGTTTTTCTGTAGACTTCAAGCGTGAAACTGAAGTGGACGAAGTACTCTCCCCACAAGCCGTCACCGAAACAGACTGTTTTTCTTCTCTATGACGGGCTTGAGGCGTTCTACGGGGGTGCCGCAGGCGGTGGTAAGTCTGACGCCTTGCTCATGGGCGCACTTCAGTACGTCGATATTCCTGGGTACGCGGCGCTTCTCATGCGTCGTTCGTATACAGATTTGGCGCTACCAGGCGCGCTCATGGATAGGGCGCACGAATGGCTGAAACCGTATAAAGAGGTAAAGTGGGATCGTGAAACACATACCTTTAACTTTCCTTCTGGGGCTTCCATCACGTTCGGATATATCCAGACGCCTAAGGACAAGTGGCGGTACCAGTCTGCCGAGGTTCAGTACATCGGTTGGGACGAGATTACGGAGTTCCCTGACCCGGATGCCTACACGTTCCTGTTTTCTCGTCTACGGAAACTTGAGAAATCGCCGGTTCCGCTTCGCGTTCGATCTGCTAGTAACCCCGTCGGCCCAGGATCTACCTGGGTTCGGAAACGTTTCGTGGAGGGTGGAACTTCGGAACGGATCTTTCTACCGGCGACATTTCAAGATAACCCGCACATTGACAAAGAGAGCTATCTTCGGTCGCTGCAGGAGCTACCCGAGGCTACGCAGGCTAGACTTATCGAAGGATCATGGGAGGCAATAGATAGTGCCGCTTTTCCGCATTTTGACCATACAATTCACGTTGTTAAGCCCTTCTACATCCCCCACGACTGGCGTCGGTGGGAAGCAATGGACTTCGGGGTATCCAACCCAACGGCTTGGTACGCTGCCGGGGTTTCCCCCGATGGTTATGCTGTAGTTCATGGCGAGTATTACAGTCCCGGTCTTATTTCCGACCATGCGTCCAAGATTCTCACGCTGCGACATAACTATTGGGGTGAGCCGTCGATTGCCCTATGTGACCCTTCGATTCAAGCGCGAACAGGATTCGGAACGCACGGAAAGGGAGAAACAGTACATTCAGAGTTTTCCCGACATGGGATTTACCTTGTACCTGCCAACAACGACCGCAGGGCAGGGCGTGTCCGTATCTCAGAAGCCCTCCGTCCAGACCCTAACCTCGTCTTCCCTGAGTGGCACGATCGTAAGGGTGAACCTGGATCCCCCCGATTGTTCATAACACAGAACTGTACTGAGTTGATCGAGCAGATGAGGTACGCACCTGTTGATCCTGAGTCGGGCGACATCATCGATGATTATTGGGAATCAAGACACGGGCACGCTATGGCTGCAGCGCGCTACCTTATGACCGCTCGTATCCTCCCGGAGAACAGGCCGCAGGTTTCGGATGGCACCCCGGTGGGCAGATCATGGACTGACTGGACGCCAGGTAACACTTGGCGTGAGATGGTTTAGTCCCGCTAAGCGTGTATACTGAGTCCAATGGCTGAGAAGAAGGATCCGAACGCTGCAGACAAGGTGACCA